GCGCGGGCATGACCGCTGCGGGCCGTGCGGCCTACAACGCCAAGAACAACGCGAACCTCAAACCACCAGCACCAAACCCCAAGACAAAAGCAGATGCGGGCCGTAAGGCGTCATTCTGCGCACGGATGAGCGGTATGCCTGGGCCCATGAAAGATGAGAAGGGCAGGCCGACTCGGAAAGCAGCATCCCTCAAAAACTGGAATTGTTAACTGAAAGGAAGCAATCATGGCTAACTCAATCTCTACTGGCGTTGCGTACGCTGACCCCGCCGTTACCCTGGTGCAGTTCCAGGCTTACACGGTCGCCACGGTTCCCTCTGCGGCCACCGCTGGCCAAATGATCTATGTCTCCAACGGAGCCGCTGGAAACCCCGTAATGGCGTTCTCAAACGGCACCAACTGGCTTCGCGTAGACACCCTGGCTGCGATTTCGTAATGGCCACCAAGCCTGGGCTTTACGCGGCAATCCACGCCAAGCGCGAACGCATCGAAGCCCAGAAAGCCTCTGGTGCGAAGAAGGTCGAGCGGATGCGGACGCCTGGAAGCAAGGGCGCTCCCACCGCTAAGGCGTTCCGTGAATCGGCTAAGACTGCGAAGAAGTAATGCCGCTCATCAAAGACATCGGCAAAAAGGCTTTTGCGAAGAATGTGAAGGCTGAGATTGCTGCTGGGAAACCACCAAAGCAAGCGGTCGCAATTGCCTATGCGGTGAAACGAGAGGCGGCAAAGAAGAAGAAGGGTCACAACTCGCTCAAGGACATATCAAGGGCTAAGTGACTGTTTGTTAATTGTAGTCATTCACAAGGGCTAAAAAACAATTTACACTTGCGGGACTGGAACTTATAGATTGAGACAATCTACATGGCCGCACCGATAGGAAATTCAAATGCCGTCAAGGGCAAGATGTTCTACGACAGACTGCGCAGAAGGCTCACACAAGAGCCGCACAGGCTTGAGAAGATCATCGGAGTCTTGATTACGCAGGCAGAGGCTGGAGAGCCCTGGGCCGTCAAGGAAGTCATCGACCGGCTCGATGGCAAGGCCGTTCAAACAACTGAGATGCAGAACTCCGATGGGTCTCCGATCCTGTCTGGCATCCAGGTCATGTTTGTGAAGCCAGATGAGTGAGATTCTGGAGCAGATTGACCCGCAAGAACTCCAGCAGGCCGTAGCCAAGGCCGAGTTTCCAATCAAACTCAAGTGCCTGTTTGAGCCCAAGCGGTACAAGGTGCTTTACGGTGGGCGAGGCGGTGCGAAGTCATGGGGCGTGGCTAGGGCTCTGCTGATTAAGGCAGCCAAAGACCCTCTGCGCGTTCTCTGCGCCCGTGAGTTCCAGGTCTCGATCAAGGACTCTGTTCACAAACTACTGACCGACCAGATTTATGCGCTGGGCCTGGAGTCGTTCTTTGAGGTGACCCAAACCACCATCCGAGGCAAGAACGGCTCGGAGTTCTTTTTCATTGGCCTCAAGAACAACATCACCAATGTGAAGTCGTTTGAGGGCGTGGACATCTGCTGGGTCGAGGAGGCGCAGACTGTTTCCAAAACCTCATGGAATGTGCTGATTCCGACCATCCGTAAGGACGGCTCCGAAATCTGGGTGACCTTCAACCCTGAACTTGAGACCGATGACACCTACCAACGGTTTGTGGTGTCTCCACCGCCCACGGCGGTCGTGCAGAAGATCACATGGCGCGACAACCCTTGGTTCCCTCAGACCTTGCGGGACGAGAAGAACAACCTCCAGGTGCGGGACATCGAGGCTTACAACACCGTCTGGGAGGGCATCTGCCGCAAGACTGTTGACGGTGCGGTGTTCGCCAACGAGATGAACATGGCCGACCTGGAGGAGCGCATCACCCGCGTTCCCTATGACCCGATCAAGCCTGTCCACGCGGTGTTCGACCTGGGCTGGGCAGACAACACGGCCATTTGGTTCGTGCAGTTCATCGGGTTTGAGATCAGGCTGATTCGGTACATCGAGGACAACCAGAAAACCATGTCCCACTATTTGTCCGAACTCCAGAAGTTTGGCTACCACTACGACACCATTTGGCTGCCGCACGACGCCGAGAACTCCACCCTGGCCGCCTCGGGCCGGTCAATTGCCGACATCGTTCGGGCCGCCAACTACAAGGTGCAAATAGTCCCACGGGTTCCCATTGCGGACTCGATTAACGCGGCTCGGACGATATTCGGCAAGTGCTATTTCGACCGCGAGAACTGTTACCAAGGTCTTCAATGTTTGAGGCACTATCGGTATGATGTAGACCCAGACACCAAGCAATTCAGTAAGGCGCCGTTGCATGACATTTATTCGCACGGCGCAGATGCGTTCCGTTACATCGGTCTGGTCGTGAATGAGCCCCGCAAGACCGCGCCCAAACGGGCAACTTACCAACCCCAAGGCTCATGGATGGGCTGACAAATGGCTGACCAACGCATACAAGACGCACAGAAGTTCCTCCGCTTCAGCAACGATGCGGACTCCTACAACCGCCAGGACGCCCTGGATGACCTCAAGTTCTCATCTGGCGACCAGTGGCCGGTCGAGGTGCAGAACTCCCGCAACCTTGAGGCCAGACCCTGCCTGACCATTAACAAACTGGACGGGTTCATCCGACAGGTCTGCAACCAGCAGCGGCAGGCCCGCCCCCGCATGAAAGCGCATTCGATGAACTCTGCGGCCAATGCGAAGGTCGCGGACATCCTGACGGGCATCTTCAAACACATCGAGGTCAACTCGGACGCCGACACCGCGTATGACACGGCATTTGAGTTCGCCGTGCGCATGGGCTGGGGTTACTGGCGGGTGGTCACCGATTATGTTCGGGAAGACTCATTCGACCAGGAAATCTACATCAAGCCCATCCAAAACCCGTTTACCGTTTACTTTGACCCCAACTCCCAGATGCCAGACGGCTCGGACGCTGAGACCTGTCTGATTACCGAGGTGATGAGCAAAAAGGACTTCAAGGCTCAATATCCCAACGCTGATGACGGCGGCAACTTCACCAATCGCGGGACGGGTGATGCGGACGCTGACTGGATCATGAAGGACGATATTCGGATTGCCGAGTGGTGGTACACCGAGCGCAAGAAGACCAAACTGCTGCTCCTGTCTGACGGCACCCAGGTTTACAAGGATGACGCACCAGCGCCCGAGATTCTGGCTGCGGCTGGGATTATGGTCGTGGCTGAGCGCGACACCATGCGCAAAACCATCAAGTGGGCCAAACTGACCGGCCTGGAAGTGCTGGAGGAGTCCACCTGGGCGGGCAAATACATTCCCATTGTGCCGGTCTACGGCCAGCAACTGACGGTCGATGACAAGCGCAAGAAGTATGGAATCGTGCGCATGGCTAAAGACCCCCAGCGGATGTATAACTACTGGCGCACCGCGCTAACCGAGTCGGTCGCCCTGGCGCCCAAGGCCAAGTGGCTGCTTGCGGAGGGTCAAGACGAGGGCCATGAGAACGAGTGGAACCTCGCCAATGTGAAGGCAACGCCTGTCCTGAGATACAAACAGAAGGACATCGAGGGCCAACCGGCGCCTATCCCGACCCGCCTGCAACCCGAGCCTCCGCCTGCGGGCATTGTTGAGGCCACAAGCGCCATCAACAATGACTTGCAAACAGTCGTGGGCATTTTTGACCCTAATCAGTTCACCCAGGGCAACCTGTCTGGCAAGGCCATTCGCGGCCAGCAGATGCAGATTGACCTGTCGAACTTCCACTATTACGACAACCTGACCCGAAGCCTTAAGCAGACGGGCCGGATCATCCTCGACCTGATCCCCAAGATTTACGACAAAGAACGGGTCATGCGGATCATCGGCTACGACAACCGGCCTGAGATGGTGACCATCAACCAGCGCATCGTGGACGAGTCGGGGGCCGAGAAGATTCTCAACGATGTGACCGTGGGCGAATACGATGTCTATATGGACACCGGCCCAGGCTACCAATCGAAGCGCCAAGAGGCGGTCGAGGCCATGATTCCGCTATTGCAGGCCAACCCTGAACTGTTCCAGGCTGCGGGCGATTTGGTGTTCCGCAACATGGACTTCCCAGGCGCTGATGTCATTGCCGACCGGTTGGCTGCGGTTAACCCGATGGCCCAGATTGACGAGAAGGCCGACATCCCGCCCCAGGTTCAGATGCAACTCATGGCCGCCCAGAAGCAAGTGGCCGACCTTCAGCAGCAGATTGCGGCCCTGACGCTGAACCTCCAGCACCAGACCGATGTCCAGCGCATGAAAGAGGAGGGCCAGACCCGCCGCAAACTGATGGATGTCACCTCGCGGGCGTTTAACACCGAGACCATCAACGAGGCCAAGGTCAATCAGGACATCTTGAAGTCGGTCACCGACCAGAACAGGACGGAACTCGATGCTATTACCAAACTGCTGCTCAAGGGCATGGACGCAAGAGCCCTCCAGGCTGAGATTGCCCGTAGGGACGCGGAGCAGGGCCAAGTGGCCTCATTTGCGGAGGGCGAAGTTCACACCAACGATTCGCCATTTATCCGCGAGGAGATGGCCCTAGCCAATGCGCCGGTGCAAACGAGCCAGATGCCGATGGTCGATGACCAGATGCTGGCCCAATTGCAGTCGCAACAGATGCAACCCCAGCCCTTAGAGCAACCCGCCATCCCTGGCGTGCCGATGGGGCCGCGTTGACATCTATCGACAAACAGTTTCTAATAGTTTCAACCTACCAATGGGTCACATTGGGTTAATTCTTGGAGCAATCCATGTCTGAAGCAGCAGAAGTCGTACAAGAGCAGCCGCGAAAGCAGGCCGCAAATGTTGTAACAAGTGAAAATTTGGCCGATTTTCAGGCAAAAAAACTCGGTTTAGCCGCCCAAAATGATCCAACTGAGGCCGCCGATGCGGAGCCGGTTGTTGAGCAAGGGGGGAGTGAATCGGAACCTGAACAAGAGGCTGCGATAGGTGAGAAGAAGCAAAACCCGAAACTTGAAAAGCGATTTTCGGAACTGACCAAGCAGCGCGAAGCGGCCCGCCAAGAAGCGGAACGTGAGCGTGAGGCTCGACAGGCATTAGAAGCGCGTTTGAAAGATTTGGAATCGAAGGTCAACCCGCCCAAATCGGAAGACCCTGATCCCAAACCTGATCCCGCTCAATTTAATGATGCCATCGAGTATGCGGAGGCTCTGGCCGAGTGGACTGCTGACAAGAAGATGCGGGAGCGAGATCAGGCAGAACTCGCAAGGAAGGCCCAGGAGGAACAGTCGCGGTTGCGGCAGAAGTTCCAAGAACGCCTGGAGGCCGCCAAGCAAGAGATGCCGGATTACGAGGACATGATTGCATCAAGCGATGTTGCGGTATCGCAACCCGTTACAGACGCGATCATCGAAAGTGATGTGGGGCCGCAAATCCTCTATTACTTGGCCGAGAATCCAGATTTTGCTCGGGGGCTGGCAGAGAAATCTATCACCTCCCAACTGCGTGCCATCGGGCGCTTGGAGGCCAAGTTTGAGAAGACTGAGGCACCCAAGGCAAGCGCAAAGGAACCTGTTGCGAAGAAGTCGAATGCACCCGCACCGATCAACCCTTTGAAGGCCGGAGGCAACCCCAGCGATGTCGCGCTGGACTCCAACCGAGAATTCCACGGGACTTATGCCCAATGGAAGGCGGCGAGAGCCGCAGGCAAGATTAGGTGAGGCACAACCTAACCTTTTTGGAGAATCAAAATGGCAAATAACTTGCTAACCATCTCCATGATCACCAACGAAGCGTTGATGGTCTTGGAAAACGAATTGACCTTCACGGGTCGTGTTGACCGTAACTATGACGACCAGTTCGCCGTTGTCGGTGCCAAGATTGGCAACACCGTCAATGTTCGCCGTCCTGGCCGCTTCATTGGTACGACTGGCCCCGCCCTGAATGTGGAAGACTTCAACGAGACTTCCACTCCGGTCACCCTCTCGACCCAGTTCCATGTGGACACACAGTTCACAACTCAGGACTTGGCCCTGTCGCTCGATATGTTCAGCGACCGCGTTCTCAAGCCCGCCATTGCCGCTATCGCCAACAAGATTGACTTTGATGGCACCACGATGGCCGTGCAAAACACCGCTAACACGGTTGGCACCGCTGGTGTTGTCCCCTCGGACATCGCCACATTCCTTACCGCTCAGGCTTATCTGGACGGCGAAGGCGCCCCCCGTGACGGCAAGCGTTCTTGCGTGGTTGATCCCTTCACGGGCGCTTCCATCGTTGGCTCGCTCAAGGGTCTCTTTAACCCCCAGGGCACCATCGGCCAGCAGTACGAAAAGGGCATGATGGGTCGTGACACCATCGGCATGAACTGGTACATGGATCAGAACATTGTGTCGCACACATACGGTTCCTATTCCACGGCCACGATGTCCACCAACACGGCAACCTTCACGGGTTCGCTGACCACGGGCTGGGCTCAGACCTCGACCATCACCATCTCTGCTGCGACCGCTAACGCCGTGCTGAACGCCGGTGACACGATCCAGATTGCCGGTGTGTTCGCAGTCAACCCCCAGAACCGCCAGCCCTACGGTGGCAATGTGCTGCGTAACTTTGTGGTGACCAGCGCCGTGACCATCACTTCTGGCGGCTCTGCCTCGGTGACGGTCTCTCCGGCCATCATCACCGCTGGCCAGTTCCAGAATGTGTCGGTTCTGACCACCTCCGCTTCTGCCGTTGTGACCCCGTTCAACAAGACCGGTGTCGTGAGCCCGCAGAACATGGTGTTCCACCGCAATGCGTTCACCCTGGCAACTGCCGACCTTGAACTGCCTGACGGCGTTCATTTTGCTGGTCGTGCAAGCGATAAGGAAAACGGCCTGTCGATTCGTGTGGTGCGTCAGTACACCATCAACAACGACTCGATCCCAACCCGTCTTGATGTTCTCTACGGTTGGGCGCCCCTGTACCCTGAACTCGCCTGCCGCGTGGCAGCCTAACTAGGAAAGGAACCTAATCATGGCAAATCCAGGCCCAGCCTCAACCCAGACGACCAACTACCTGTTCAACGGTGATTCTACCGATGGCATCCAGTTGGCCGGTTCTGGTTCCGACAAACTCGGCTTTTACGGCGTCACCCCCGTGGTTCAACCCACGGGTGCCGCTCAAGCCGCCCTGACGCTGACCACGGCCACTTCCGGCGGGTTCGGTTTCTCGACTGCCACCGCATTTAACGCTGCGGTTGCGCAACTTGAGGAAATCCGCGCATCGCTGGTCGCCCTTGGTCTGCTCAAGGGTTCAGCCTAAGTAGTAAGCAAGGAGAGGGGGCGAAAGCCCCCTTTTCTTTATGCCATTCAGAATAGAAATCAAAGCACAATGCGCCGAGCCTCTTGAACGGCTGCAATCAAACGCCCTGACTTGCGAAGGGCTCCCAAGACTTCAAAAACAAAACCCACACGGCGGCAAGATTGCGATTGTCGGCGGTGGCCCGTCTGTCATTTCTATGCTTGAAGAACTGCGGGCCTGGGACGGTGAAATCTGGGCAATTAACGCGACCGCCGCATGGCTCAAAGAGCGTGGCATCACCGCCAAGTTCATCACGGTTGACCCAGGCTTATTCAAACCCCATCAGGTGGTCGGTGTCGAGGAGGCTTACTTGGCCACGGCCTGCCACCCCGAGGTGCGCAATTTATTTCCCAAAGTATCGTTTTTTGACCTGTATGAGACCGACCCAAATGGGATTACCGGTGGCACAACGACCGCATCCAGGGCGCTCTCACTTGCAATTCATCAAGGATTTTTTGACATAACCCTTTACGGTTGCGAGGGGTCGTTTACAATAGGGCAAGACCATGTAGACCGCAACGAAATGCGATCAAACATGGTAATTGTCAGGGCCGGTGGAAACGATTTTGCGACTTACTTGGACTATTTGGTGCAGGCCGAAACCCTGTCAAACATGATCAGGCTGGCACCAAATGTGTTCAAACAAAGGTGTGGAGGGTTGCTAGAAGCGATGGTTACATATCACGACACCTGGGAAATTGTGGCCGTTTCTGACGCCGTAAAAGCGCATCTTGAAGAAGTCAACGGCCCCAAAGGGCTTTTTGAACCCCGTTTTTCTGTCAACCACCTAATGAATGAGGTTTCCTAATGGACTCCATGAAAATCTTATCGCCGACCTTCAGGCTCGACTTAACCACCTCGGCATCAAGCGCCCTGCAACTAATCCCCAACACGCCAACCCGCGCCTTCCGCGTGGCCATCCTGAACACGGGAACCGGCACCGCTGCAATCAACTTTGGCACCACCGCCGCCAATACTGCCGACCCTGCGATTGCATCGGCTGGCGCAAGCGGGTCGTTTGTCCTGGCCCCCTCAATGTTCTACCCGCTGGTCATTGACTGCGGTGCGCCAAACATTTTTGTGAAGGGCATTTCCTCTGGTTCAAATGTGATCTATTTCACGCTGGTCGCCACCGAGTAAGGATTCACCATGGCTAACGACACCGCCAAGACTGTAACGACCAATATCGTTTCGGTTCAGGGGACTTTTGAGCCGCTCCCACCGTATGAGTGCATCAACCTCATCGGCCCTGCGGGAACGCCCTTTTTTGCCCCTGTTAACCCTAATTTGGACGGGGTGTCGATTACCAACTCGACAATCAACTCGACCACGGTTGGCCTTACGACCCCTGCGGCGGCGCAGTTTACAACCGCCAGCCAGCAGAATCAGCCGGTTGGCAACAATGACCTGACCACCAAACTGTATGTGGATTCCCTGGCGCTGGGGATTTCATGGAAGCAGCCGGTCAACGCGGCCACGACCGCAAACATTACCCTGTCGGGCGCTCAGACGATTGACGGGGTTTCGGTGGTTGCGGGTGACCGAGTGCTGGTCAAAAACCAGACCGCCCAGGCAGAAAACGGCATTTATGTGGCCGCTGCGGGTGCCTGGAGCCGCTCACCAGACGCTGACGACTGGGATGAACTGGTCTCGGCCCTGGTGTTTGTCGAGTCGGGAGGTCTTGCGGGCTCCGCGTGGTATTGCCCCGTGCAGCCTGGAGGCACCCTCGGAACGACTGCGGTCACCTGGAACAACTTCTCGGTTGGCGGTGTGTACTTTGCCGGAACAGGGTTATCCCTGACCGGCGGCGACACCTTCAACATTGCCGACACCACGGTCACGGCGGCGTCTTACGGGTCAACCTCTGCGGTTCCAACCTATACGGTCAACGCCCAGGGCCAACTGACGGCGGCTGCGGATGTCAACATCGCCATTGCGGCCACACAAATCACCTCTGGAACGCTGGATTCTGCCCGATTAAGCGGCACCTATTCCGGCATTACGGGGCTCGGAACGCTGACCGACCTGACGGTGAGCAACACCATTACCGGCTCGATTTCCGGCAACGCTGCGACCGCCACCACCGCGACCACGGCAACCACGGCCACCAACCTTGCGGGCGGTGCGGCTGGATCGGTGCCTTATCAGACCAGTTCTGGTACCACCGCCATGCTTCCAGCCGGAACCAATGGCCAAGTTCTGACCCTGGTCTCGGGTTTTCCCGCATGGGCGGCAGAACAGTTCCAGGGCGATGTGGTTGGCCCCGCGTCATCGGTTGACAACCAGATTGCACGGTTTGACGGCACGACCGGCAAGGTCATCCAGACATCGACCCCGACCATTTCGGATGCGGGCGCGATTGCCGACCTGACAGAACTCAACTTTGATGTTACTCCCACGGGGGTTGTGGGCGGTGCGGGCTCCCTGTCGTGGAATGACGATGACAACACTCAGACCTTAGACTTGGTGGGCATTGGTGGAAATGTTACGATGGCGCTGGGTCAGGAAGCCTACTACCGCGTTCGCGCCTCGGCCAACATCAGTAAGGGCCAAGTCGTGATGTTCACCGGCACCGTGGGCGCTTCTGGGGGCTTAGAAGCGGCTCCGGCCACCGGATTGACGGCGGCAACATCGCAGTATGTGATGGGCATTGCGGCTGAGACCTTTGCCTCTGGGAACTGGGGTTACATCACCGCATTTGGTGAGGTGCGCGGGTTCGACACCACCGGCGGCGGCGAGTCGTGGGTCAACGGGCAAATCCTGTACTTAAACCCCTCGGTTGCGGGTGGCCTGACCAAAACCATCCCCACGGCACCGGCTCCTAAAGTTGAGGTCTGCGCGGTGGTTTACGCGGACGCATCGGTGGGCTCGGTGTTCGTGCGGCCAACCTTCTACCCATCCTTTAACCAACTCAATGATGTGTCCGTTGGGACTCCCTCTGGCGGTGATTTGGTAGTCTGGGATAGTGGCGACTCCCGCTGGGAAAACGCGGCCCAATCAACCATCACGGCAGGCAAGGCAACGAACATTGCGGGGGGCGCTGCGGGCTCCCTGCCCTATCAGTCGGCCACAGACACCACGACCTTCCTGGCTGCGGGCTCTGACGGACAGGTGCTGAAACTGGCCTCTGGGGTGCCCACATGGTCATCTGATGCCTCTGGGGTCTCGATTACCGATGACACCACGACCAATGCGACCCGTTATGTGACTTTTACAGACGCAACAACAGGCACCGAGACCGGCCTGGATGTATCGTCTACCAAACTGCAATTCAACCCTAGCACGGGCGCCCTCACTTCAACATCTCTGACGCCTACAAATCCTCTTGCAATTGCAAATGGAGGAACTGGGCAAACATCTGCGAGCGCCGCGTTGTCGGCTTTAGGTGGCATCAATACGGGCAAAGCAATTGCAATGTCCCTTGTTTTTGGATAGGAGCAATAAATGGCAAACCCAAATATCGTCAATGTCACCGACATCAGGGGCAAGACGGCAGTCACAAGTCTAACAACCACCAATGCCACTTTGGTGGTAGAAAATCCTGCCTCAAGTAACAAAGTGTTTAAGATTAACTCCCTAATTGTGTCTAATGTAGACGGTAGCAACGCGGCAGACATTACGGTGAGTCTGTATTCAGAGGACAACATTGGTGGCACCGCAACGGAAATTGTCAGCACCGTTTCTGTTCCAGCAGACGCATCGTTAGTGGTTATTTCTAAAGACACCTCAATTTATTTGGAAGAAGACAAATCAATTGGTGCGACCGCTTCTGCTGCTAATGATCTCAAAGTGGTTTGCTCCTACGAGGAGATTTCCTAATGCCTGTCGGTAACGGTGGAATTATTGGTGTTGCAAACAACCCAACATCAACCGTTGCATCGGGTGTTTGGGGTTTGTCTGAGCAATTCAAGGCTGAAAAAGGTGGCAATTGGCCCAGCCCCATTCCGCTTGAAGTAGATTTCTTGGTTATTGCTGGCGGTGGTGCAAGTAACACCGATGTGGCCGGTGGCGGCGGCGCTGGTGGATATAGAACATCTGCGGGGACTTCTGGTGGCGGCGCTTCTGCCGAATCAAAACTAACACTTACACCGGCAACAAATTACACAGTCACGGTTGGTGCGGGCGGTGCAGTCGGAGGCGGCACAACTCCAGGCTCCCCAGGATCAAATTCTGTTTTTTCTTCTATTACTTCAACAGGCGGTGGAATTGGAGGCCGTGCAGGGACGGGTGGCACCGGTGGTTCGGGTGGCGGGGGCTCTGGTCGTGGT